GCCGTCTGTTCGTTATCGACAGTTACGGCACCCGGTGGCTTCGCGCAAGCGCGAAAGGAGTAAAACGTGGGAAAACGAGGACCAAAACCAACACCGACAAGCGTGCTGAAGTTCCGCGGGAGTGAATTGGTGGCACAGCGCGAGAACGAACCTGAGGGCAGCGACGGCCCCCCGCTGCTGCTGCCGTTTGTCGCCAGCGACGAGGTGGCGCGCAGGTACTTCGACCGCCTGATCGAGGATCTGCGCCGGCTGGGGCTGTATGCCGCCGAGGACTACCAGGCGCACAACGCGCTGGCGCATGCGTCGGCGGAGTTTGAGCGGGCCCACAACGCCCTGCAGGAAAAGGGTCTGGTCCTTGAAACTGCGCAGGGAACCTATATGAATCCCATGAAGAAGGTGCGCGACGATGCGAGGGCTGAGGTCGCGCGCCTGTCGAAGTGCTTCGGCTTGACGCCGAGCGATCGTGTGGGCCTTGTTTCTTCCAAGAGAGCGAAGGGGGATGCCAGCGGGATCGAGTCGATCCTCAAGTCGAAGACGGCCTAAGCTCGCGCCAGTCGCGGGCTTCAACGCATCGGCAACCGCCGCGAAGGGCGACTGGTTCGACGCCGACGAACTCGCTCGCATCGACAAGTTCTTTGGCCTGCTGTCGCATCAGAAGGGAATCTGGGCGGGGAAGGCGTTCGAGCTGCTGCCGTGGCAGCGCGACCTGCTCGGCTCGTTGCTGTGCTGGAAGCGCGCGGACGGCACCCGGCGATTCCGCCAGGCTTACATCGAGGTGCCACGAAAGAACGGGAAGAGCACGCTGGTGGCGGGCCTCGCGCTGTGGCTGCTGCTCGCCGATCGCGAGCCGGGCGCCGAGGTCTACTGCTGCGCCAGCGCGCGCGACCAGGCTGCAATCGTTGGCGACGCCTGCCGGCAGATGGTGCAGTCGAACCCGGCGCTGGCGAAGGCGGTCGAGGTGTTCCGCAACGTGATCACCTTCGGCAACAGCAAGCTGGAGATCCTGAGCAGCGACGCGGGTACCAAGCACGGCAAGAACGCGAGCGCGGTGATTTTCGACGAGGTGCACACCTTCGCAGATCGCGACTTGTACGACGCGATGGTGACTTCGATGGGCGCGCGCCAGCAGCCGCTGATCGTGTCGATCACTACCGCGGGCCACGACCGCGAGAGCCTGTGTTGGGAACTGCACGCCTACGCCGAGAAGGTTTGCGACGGTCTGGTCGAGGATCACGCCTTCTACCCTGCGGTGTTTAGCGCGCCAATCGACGCAAACTGGAAGAGCCCGGCGGTGTGGCGCAAGGCGAACCCCAGCCTGGGCGTCACCGTCACCGAGGCGTTCCTGCAGGCCGAGTGCGACAAGGCGAAGGAGCTGCCCGCCTACGAGACGACCTTCCGCCAGCTGTACCTGTGCCAGTGGACGGAATCAAAGAAAGCGTGGATTAGCACCGACGCCTGGGCGGCGTGCGCGTCGAGCGATGCGACCGCCGAGCGCCTTGCCGGCCGCGAGTGTTACGGCGGGCTCGATCTCTCGACGACCACCGACCTGTCGGCCTTGTCGCTGATCTTCCCGTGCGACGACGGCAGCGTGGACGTGCTTTCGTGGTCGTGGTGCCCCGAGGAGGGCATCCGACGGCGAAGCCGCAGCGACCGCGCGCCATATGACGTGTGGGCCGCGAAGGGCTTCCTGCATCCCACGCCGGGCGCTGTGGTCGATTACGACTTCATCGCCGAGACCATCCGCCAGTGCTGCAAGCGCTTCGCGGTGAAGTCGATCGGCTTCGACCCGTGGAACGCGACGCAGCTCGCGAGCGGGCTGTACGGCGAGGGCGTTCCGATGATCGAAGTGCGCCAGGGCTACCGCACCCTCAGCGAGCCAGCGAAGAAGCTGGAGTCGCTGGTGGTGTCGCGCAAGATCCGGCACCCGAACAACCTGCTGCTGAACTGGTGCATCTCAAACGTGGTCTGCGAGTCTGACCCCGCCGGGAACCTGAAGCCCAGCAAGGCGAGCAGCACCGAACGAATCGACGCAGCTGCGGCGCTGGTGACGGCGCTCGCGACATGGCTGCACCAGAAGCAAGACGCGACTGGCCCAAGTGTCTACGAACAACCCGAAAGGACTATCACATGGCTCTGATCGACATCCTGCGCCGATACCTCGGCCCGACCCCTCCGCGCTCTGACTTTGAGGACACCGTGCCGATCGGCCAGCCGACAAGCGGGAGCGTGCAGTCTTACGTCCAGTCGTACTCCTACACGGGCGAGAGCATCACGCCGGCACGCGCGCTTGAAGCGCCGACCGTGTTTGCGTGCGTGCGCCTGATCGCGTCGAGCATCAGCCGACTCGACTGGCAGGTTTTGCGAGAGACGCCCGAGGGCAAGGTCGCGGACAGCGAGCACCCGCTCTACAACCTGTTGAACTACGAGGCGTCAGACGACATCGGCGCGATCCAGTGGCGCGAGATGGCGCTCACCTCGGCGCTGCTCACGGGCAACTTCTTCGCGTACATCCACCGCGACAAGGCGGGCCGCCCGGTGGCGCTGGAGCCCCTGCGCAGCGACTACGTCGCCATGTACCGCGACGGCGATAACCAGCCCTACTACCAGGTGTGGACGGGCAAGTACACGGGCAAAAACGAAGAGAAGCAGATGCGCCGCTTCCGCGGCTACGACATGTTCCACCTCGTCGGGCCGACGACGTTTGAGGGCATGCTCGGCGTGCCATTCATCCACCAGATGCGAGACCTGATCGGGCTGGAGCTGGAGGTCACGGAGTATGTGACTCGGTTCTTCGCTCAGGGAGCCGTGCCGGGTGGCGTGCTCAAAATGCCGGGTCGCCTCAGCCCAGAAGCCAGCAAGCGCCTGCGAGATGCGTGGCAGGCGGCGCACGGTGGCGCGAGCCGCGCCGGACGCGTTGCCGTGCTTGAGGACGGCCTGACGTATGAAAGCATCACGGCGACCGCGAAGGACAACGAGTTGATCGAGATGCGGAAGTATTGCCGCCAGCAAATCGCCGCGGCGATGGGCGTGCCCGCGCACAAGGTCGGCGATACTGAGAGCCAGAGTTACAGCAGCAACGAGCAGGCCGACGCAGAGTTCGTGAAGCACACGCTGGCCGGCTGGGCGGCTCGACTGGAGCAGGAAGCCAGCCGCAAGCTCCTCCAGCGCGGCGAGCGCTACTGCACCCGGATCAATTTCGACAGCCTGCTGCGGGCCGACATGAGCACCCGCTACGCCGCCTACGCGGTCGCGGTGACCAACGGCATCCTGACCCCGAACGAGATCCGCGCGCGCGAAGGTCTGCCGGCGGTCGAGGGTGGCGACAGCATCCGCCTCCCCATGAACACCGAGGCGCCCGGGCAGCCTGCTCCAGCGCCGAGCGAGCCCGCTGCGCCGTCGGACGGTGTGCCCCCGTCTGTGGACGTGGAGCCCGAGGCGGTCGCTCCTAGCGTCGATCTGGACGCGGAGGATGAGGCTGATGCGTTCAACGCGGCCCGCGCGGCGGCGTCTGCGATGGCGGCCGTGCGCCCCGCCGTGGAGGGCGCCTTCCGTCGCCACCTCCAGCGGGTGTCGGATTACCTGCTGAAGCAGCGCACGCAGGCCAAAATCGACAAGTGGGAGCCGCCCATCGACTGCATCGACGACGACCTGCGCGCGACGGTGCGGACTCTGGGCGCCCTGCTGGGCAACGAGGAGCGCGCCACGAAGGCGCTCGACGCCGCCCTCCTGCGACACGCCCGCCACCTGCGCAACGCGGTGACGGGCATCGGCACCCTGTCTGAAGCGATCGACGGCTGGCGCAACCTTCCCCAACTGGCGGCCGACGAGCTGCTGGAGATGGTGCGCCTTGAAACCACACACGCACCCCTGCTGGAGACCACCAATGCCAACCCCGAAGCCTGAAACCCGCGCCCTCGGCACCCTCGCCCCCGCCGCCGACCTGAAGGTGCGCGGATACGCCGTGACCTGGGACTCCTACGACATGGGTCGCGAGATGGAGCGCGTCGATCCGGGCGCGTTCGCCCGTTCGCTGGAGGAGCCCGGCGACATCGCCCTGCTCTGGAATCACGACACCGGCAAGCCCCTCGCCCGGGTGCGCGCCGGCAACTTGCGCCTGTTCACCGACGCCACGGGCCTCGGCTTTGAGGCGACCCTGCCAGACACGGCGACGGCCCGCGAGGCGCACGCCCTGGTCGAGAGCGGCGTGGTGAGCCAGTGCAGCTTCGGCTTCATGGTGCGGGCTGAGAAGTACGAGAAGGGCGTGGACAAGCCCACGCGCGTGATCCTCGACGCCGACCTGCTGGAGATCAGCCTCGTGACCTTCCCCGCGAACCCGGCGACCAGCGTCGAGGCTCGCGAGGCGCAGGCCGAGACGGTACGCCGCACCATCCGGCTCCTGCCGCCGCGATGACCCCCCGCCCTTGCATCGCGTTTTTTTGACGCGACAATGGCGCGCAACTGAATACCTGCCGCGCGTGGGTGCCCCTGCCTAGTGCATGCACACCACCGCGCGAGACAGACCTCCGTGCTTGCCCTCGTGGCGCACTGGCCTGCATGCGGACGTTGAACTGGAAGACAACGAACCGCCGGGCTAGTGCGCCTTTTTCGTCGCACCCCGGCGCTAACCGGAGAACGCGATGGAGAAGAAGAACACACTGGATCGGAACAGCGAGGAATACCGCTCCCTGTTTCGAAACTACCTGACAAAGGGGCACAGCGGACTGACCGATGCCGAGGCGCGCGCACTGAGCGAAGGCAGCGCGACCGGCGGCGCGGTGCTGTTCCCGACCACCTACTCAAACATGTTCATGGAGGAGCTTGGCGACGACGAGATCCTCGGCAAGGTGTCGAAGGTCTACTCCAGCACGGGCACCTTCTCGGTCCCCGTGATCACGCCGATCGCCAGCGGCGGCTTCAGCGTGCAGAAGAACCCCGGCGAGGCCGGCACCCTGCTGGATGCGACCGCCGGCAGCCAGACCACCGTGACGGTGCCAACCATTGCGAACCCCGGCACGGGTGTCACTGGATCGTCCGCCTCGACTTTCACCCTCAAGCGCATCAGCGTGATGGTGAAGGTGTCGCAGGAACTGCTTGAGGACTCAGCGCAGATGGGCGACGCGAGCGTCGAATCGTTCGTCGTTCGTCAGGCCACGCAGGACATCATTGGGCAGCTGAACAAGCAGATTCTGGTGGGCAACAAGGACGACAGCGTGACCGCCGGCACTGCGAGCACCGTCGGCAGCGATGCGTGCCACGGTGTGTTCAACACCTGCCGCCGATACAGCCGGTCGTATGCGACGGCGACGGTCGGCGGCGCGCTGGATAGTTCGCTTGTTAGGTCGAACCTTCAGTCGTTCATGTTCGGCTTTATCAACAGTTCCGGCATGCCTGCGCAGTATTGGCGGCGCAGCACGCTTGTGCTCAACAGCCAGCTCGGCAGGAACTCATCGGCCCCACATGGAACAAACCTGATTAGCGCCACAAATGTTCAGAGTGCCATCGTGATGGGAACGCAGCGCTTCATGTTTGGTCTGCCGTGGACTCTGTCCGACATGACGGTCGCCAACTCTGGCACCTCGCCGATCACAAGCTCGAACGAGCCGATGGCAGTGCTGTGCGACTTTTCCAGGTACCTGCTCGCGTTTGCCGGCAACGGCATCAGCGTGACGCGGGTGAATGAAACTTACGCCCCCACGAACGAAGCCGCGTTCATCGTGTCGGTGCGTTGCGCTGGTGCGCTTGTTGACGTGAACGCGGCTATTGCACTCCAACTCGCCTAAATAGGCAAAGGAACAACACCATGAAGGGCTACAAGGAACTGCGCGAGGGCAACGACGCCCGCTACCGCGCCATGCAGGAAATGATCGAGTCGGCCAACGCCAAGGGCGGCGATATGTCCGCCGAGGACACCGCAAAGTTTGACGCGCTGAACGCCGAGTACCGCAGCGTGCAGAGCCAGATCGAGCGCAACCACGCGCTGATGGGCCTCGCCGCGAAGGACAAGGACGCGGGCTTCGTTGACGTGGGCCCGGACGCGCCCGAAGTGCGTCGCGCTTCCGCTGCTCGCGAGACCGCCCAGCGCGCGCCGCGTTTCGGCGATTTCCGCTGCAGCGACGAGTACCAGAACGCCTACGCGACCTACCTCAAGCGTGGCGAGCACACCCCCGTGGCCGAAATGCGCGCCCTGTCCGAGGGCACCTCGGGCTCCGGCGATGTTCTGCCCCCGACTGAGTTCCACCAGGAGCTGACCAAGCGCCTGCAGCAGGTGTGCATCATGCGCAAGCTCTGCAAGGTGATGCCGCTCGGCTCGTTCAAGCGCGAGATCGCCATCGAAACCGGACTTGTCAACGCGGGCTTCGTGTCTGAGGCTGGCTCGGTTACGTCGGAAGGCGGCAGCACCTTCGCTGCTCGCACGCTGCAGCCGCGCCGCATCGCCGGCCTCGCCCTGATCAGCAACGAACTGGTCGAAGACGCCCCCGCTCGCGGCCCCGGCTTCTCGATCGAGTCGATCCTGACGGAGCAGTTTGCCCGCAAGTTTGGCGAGGTGGAAGAGAACGGCTTCATCGCCGGAAGCGCAACGGCACCGAACCCCCGCGGCCTGTTCAACTACACCAGCACCGGCCAGAACCTGATCGCCGACGGAAAGGCTTTTGGCGGCACGGCTGCTGGTCCGACCTACGCGATCGCTGACCTCATCGACTGGGTCTACAGCCTGCCGCGCGAGTACCGCATGCACCCCAGCTGCGCGATCGTCTGCAGCGACACCTTCCTGCAGAACCTGCGCAAGCTGGCGATCATCAGCAGCTCGACCACGACCTACTTCTGGCAGCCCAGCGGCGTGCTCGGCGAACCCGATCGTTTCATGGGCATCCCGATCTATGCGTCCTACGCCGTGTCAAGCGCAGGCACCACTGGCAACCCCGCCAAGCTGGCCTGCATCGGCGCGTTTGATTACGCGGTGATTGGTGAGCGCAACGGGTACACCCTCAAGGTGCTGCGCGAGCGCTACGCCGAGACAAACCAGACGGCGGTGATGGCGCAGTCGAGGGTCGATTTCACGGTGACCAACGTGAACGCCTTCCGCTACCTGAGCACTAGCTCCACCTGATCACTGATCTGAACCCACACCGCTCGGGGGCGAAAGCCCCCGGGCGGATTTCCAAACATGAAGACCGTGCGAGTCATCCAGCCATTCATCGTCCAGCAGGCCGTGCATGCGCCTGGCGACTTGATCACCGTCGATGAGCGCACCGCGATCGAACTGATCGCCACCGGGCTCGCCGAACGCGCCGAGAGCCACCCGGATCAGCCTGAAGCCTGCGTGAAGCCCGAATGCTGCAAGGCGGTGAGGAAGGCAGCCAAGCGATGAAGACGAACCTGACCGACGCAGGCGCAGTTACCGCGGCCGTGAGCACCAGCGACCTGAAGACGCACGCACGTGTTTATCACGCGCAGGACGACGCATACATCGCCACGCTCGTGCTCACGGCCACGCAGTGCATCGAGAACGAGACCCGGCGTGCCCTGATCACCCGGGCGTTCTCCTACCAGCTGGAGGAGTTCCCAGCGTCTGGGCAGATCATCCTGCCCCGCTCGCCCTGGCTGAGTGTGTCCAGCATCACCTACACCGACGCAGCCGGCGCGACGCAGACGCTGGCGAGCAGCGAGTACCACGCCTACAGCGTCGACAACATCGGCCGCGTGGTGCTGAAGAGCACCTCCTCGTGGCCGGCCACGCTGGGCACTGGCGCGCTCGACGTGACGGTGAACTTCACCGCGGGATATGGCGCGTCGAGCGCGAGCATCCCCGCCGCCCTGCGCCATGCCGTGCTGCTGCAGGCTGCGCACCTGTACGACAACCGCACCGCCGTCGGCCCGACGCAGCTCTACGAGATCCCGCGCACCGTCGAGCGCCTGATCGTGCAGTACCACTCGGGGGACTACCAGTGAACCCGGGCTATATGCGCACTCCGCTCGAACTGCTCGGCGCGTCCACCGCGACCGACGAGTACGGCCAGCCCGTGCGCACCGTGAACGCCGCCGGCAGCGGCACGGTCCTGTTCGCTGCGATCAACGATGCGAGTGCGGACGAGAAGATGAACCACCGCCAGATGAATCAGACGGTGACGCACCGCATCCGCATGCGCTGGCACCCCACCGTCAGCCACCGCAGCCAACTGCGCACCGTCAGTGATGAGCAGGGCACCATCTCGCGCACTTGGGAGGTCGTGACGGTCGTGGACTGGCAAGAGCGCCGGCAGTACCTCGACCTCATGTGCCGGGAGATCGTGACCTGATGGCACGCTCCGGCCGCAAGTCGAACCTGCAGAAGTACCTGATCGAGGGCATGCCCGAGCTCAAGGAGGCGATCCGCTCGCTGAATGAGGAGACCCTCGCGCCGCTGATCCTTGAAGTTCTGGAGGACATCGGCCGCCCCACCCGCAACGGGCTGATGCACTACTACCAGGCGAAGAAGGGCAAGCACGACAACGAATCCCTGAAGCGCGCGATGCAGCACCGCTGGTGGAGCCGCCGCCGACAGCAGGGTCTGCCCGTCGGGTTTTCGCGCGCACTGGCCGTGCGCACACTGGCGCAGGACGGCTTCGGCTTCAAGGTTGCCAAGCTGAAGAAGTCGGAGGGCTTCTTCATGCGCATCAAGGCGTTCGGCCCGGGCATCCACCTGATCGAAAAGGGCCGATACAAGGGCTCCCGCAACTACACCGGCTGGCGCGCGGGCCTGCTGATGCTGAAGCGCTGGGCCAATGGAGCCGTGGCGCAGCTGAACCAGAAGATGCCGGCGGCATTTGAGCGGGCCGTGGCGGAAGCTGCTGCGCGCGCGGGGGTGAAGTCGTGAGCAGCCAAGCGATCGTCGCAGCCGTACGCGATGCCCTGACGCAATCGACCAGCGTCACGAATCTGGTGTCCACGCGCATCTTTACCGCGTTTCGCGACGCCACCACGCTCCCGGCCATCGTGCTCACCACCGGGCAGGATGCAAACGTGTCGCCGACCTTCGGCCGCACCGACTGCCTGCGCAAGTTCACCGTCGAGGTGGACTGCATCGCCTCCACGTTGAAGGTGTCGCGCCAGATCGCCGAGGCCGTGCGCTTCAAGATGCACGGCGCAGCCGGCACGAGCCGCAGCGTGCAGATCTTTGAGATCCGCGAGAGCGGGATCACCAGTCAGTACGACGTGGGTGCCGAAGCAACCGAGACCGGCATTCACGTCACGACCGTCACGCTGGAAGCGACGTACCGCTCCAGCTCCGTTTCACCCACGACCATCACCGAAGGCAGTGGTGGCGTCCCATGATCTAGGAGGATCAAGCCATGGCAATTTCTACAGCCGTACCAACATTCGGAACCACCGTGAGTATCGGAGGCGCCGTCGCCGATGTCGTCAGCGTCAACCTTGACGGCATGAAGCTGAACACCATCGACGTGACCACGCTGGCCGATCGCCATCGCAAGTTTGTCGCAGGCCTGATCGACAGCGGCACGATCTCGATGGAAGTCAACATCCTCAGCTCGCACAGCACTATGTGGGATCAACTGGACAACACCGCTGCCTCGACCGCGCCGACCGCTCTGGCGTTCACCCTCACCTTCGGTCCCAGCGGAAACACGATTTCGGCCACTGGCAGCTGCTTCGTGACGGACTTCTCCATGAAGGGCGGCTTGGACTCGGCGCTCACCGCGTCGTTCACCATGAAGATCACCGGCGCCGTGACCCTGGCCTAATCCATGAGCGACCTGAAGACCAAGTTTCTCGGGCTCAAGGCAACGGTGCCCAGTGAGGTCGTGAATGTCCCCGGCGTCGGTGAGGTCGAAGTACGCGGCCTCACCGCCGCCGGGCGCGACGAGTGGGAGCAGCGGATCTACCAGAGCAAGGGCAAGACCGTGCGCAACGTGCGGGCCTCTCTGGTGGCGCTGTGCCTGTTCGACGACGGCAAGCCGCTGTTCGGCTCTGGCGACATCGAGCTGCTCGGCGAACTGCCGGCGCAGGTGATTGACGGGCTCTACGACGTGGCGGCTCGGCTGAGTGGCCTCGGGTCGCAAGACAAGGAAACGATCGAAAAAAACTCCGAGAGCGCCCGCTGAGGCAGTTTCTGTTTCGGCTGGCGCTGGCGCTTGGGAAGACCGTGGCGGAACTGGAGGAGACTTTGAGCGGCAGAGAACTGACTGAGTGGCAGGCGTTCGAGGCCATCGACGGCCCGATCGGCAACCAGCGCGCAGACCTGCGCTCTGGGATTGTCGCGGCCACGGTCGCCAACTGCCACCGATCCAGCAAGGCCGCGGCGTTCAAGCCGCAGGACTTCATGCCGTTCGTGGAGCGCCCAAAGCAGTCGCCCGAAGCGATGGCTGAAATGCTGGCCCAGGCGTTCGGCGTCAAGCCCAAATGGAAGGACGGTGCGTGATGGGTGTCATCGGATCACTGACCGCGCGCATGGTGCTGGAAACGGGCGAGTACATGGCGGCCGCCGACAAGGTGGTGCGTCGGACGGACATGATGGGCGGGCAGATCGGGCGCATCTTGCAGAAGGCAGGCAGCACCTACTCGAAGGCGATGATGAAGTCGATCGTCGGCGTGTTCGGCATCGGGATGGCCGACACGATGGTGCGGTCGATCAGCGAGAACCTGAAGACCAACGCCTTCGGGTCTGTCGGAATGAACATTGGCTACGCGCTGGCCAATGGCATCGCAGACGGCCTGAAGTCTGCTCCTGTCGCGGGCGCTCTCGGCGAGGCGCTGGCCTCGTTCACTGGCCCGGCGTTCGATCAATACGCCGACAAGCAGAAGTCCTCAGAGGCATCGAGGATTTCAAGCGGAGGCGGCATTGCCGGCTGGATGCAGGACATGTTCTACAGCGGAAACGCATCAGGACGCCAAGACGTTGCCATTGACAAGCAGAAGCAGCAGGCTTCAGCTGCTCAGATTGCCGCCGACATCACCAAGCAGTACGAACGGCAGGCCGCTCTCATCAGCGCATCTTCAGAAGACGAGCGTCTGGCTCTCGAACGACAGTACGAGCGCGAGGACGTAATCGCAAAGATCAGCGAAGCGATGGTCAAGGCAGGCTCGGACAGCAAGGCAATCGCGGAAGCCCAGCGCTCCGCAGCCGCCGCCCTGGACAAGGTGAACGCGGCACAGGATCAGGCCGCCGAGCAGGCGCGGATCATCAAGGAACAGTGGGCCGAGTACGAGCAGATCATGGCCGAGATTCAGGAAATGGACGAGGTCTCTCTGATGGTGCAGGACGATCTGAACGAGCGCGAAAAAGATCGCGTCGATTTCATGCGCGATCTTCAGAACGCCTACGACGCCTCGATCATGTCCGAACATGACCTGTTCCAGAAGCAGCTCGACAGTCTCGGCATCATGGGCGAGCAGGCTGCTAAAGCGTGGGAACTCCACGACGCGATGGAGGCCCAAAAGCAGACCGCCGACGCGACGCAGCGCCTGCAGCGAATGATGGGCTTCGGCAACGTCGAAAGCCTGAACACAGCCATCGGCGGCGTGAAGGTGGCGGGCATGACCTCCTTCAGCCTGGAGCGCATGATGCCGACGCAGGAAGCGATTCGGCGCGCCGTTGAAGAGATGGCAAAGAACAGCAGACACCCGGGAGCACCCTAATGCCCACGAGCACCATCGTCATTTCGCAACGCGCTGGCGGGACTTCGATTCAGTTCGATCGTGGCAAGTGGTCTGGATCGTCGACGTATGTGATCACAGACAGCACTGGAGCGAAGCTCACGAGCACGCAGATCCTCTCTGATTCAGCCGTGGTATCGAAACTCTTCCCGGTCGAGTACGGAGGCACCGGCGGAGCCATTACTGACCAAGGCGCGTACTTTTCCGGCCTTGTTACATCCCCAGCGTTTGACTTGAAGATGGTGGATGAGGGCGGCTTTGTGTGGGAAGCCACGGTGAACTTCGCGAGCCAGACCGCTGATAACGGCACCACAACGCAGGACAACAAGGTGGAGCGCGAGGTGGGATTCACCTCGATCGAATACTCGCTCGGAGGCGAGCCTGTCGATGTCTACCGCGTGAAGCCCACCGCACCGGCAAACATTTCTAACCCTGCGGACACCGACATCGGCGGGACGAAGGTAGACAACGGCGGCGAACCGATCAGCATCTTCAACAACGTCGCGCGCGTGACTGTTCGTAACGTGAAAGCAGGCAGGCCGACGCCGCCGCTGTCATTTATAAACAAGCGCAACAGCGCCAGCTTCAACATCGGCCCGTACTCATTCCCACAAGACACCCTTCTCTTCACGGGCTGCAACATCACGCGAGTCGGACCAGCAACATACGAGATCGTTTACTCGTTCGTTTATGACAGCCTTTGCCACCTGCGACAGATCGCAAAGCGAAGTGCGGAAAATGGTGAGGTTGTAAAGGGCTCCAAAACTTCGACATGCGGGTCAACGCCAACCGCTCCGGGGGCAGGAGAACCATCCCATGCGGTTTGCGTGTTCTTCAGACAGCCGTTCCAAGACGTCGCGGCATTTTCTGGAATTGGAATGACCGGAATCTAGTCATGCGAGTGAACGGAGCGTGGACAACCTCTCTCGGGCCTTGGTCTCCCGCGATGATTCGCGTGATCTCTGACACCGTCAACGAGATCAACGAGCGACAAGAAGCTGGTGCTGTTCAGAAGAAGGTCGCACCAACAGTCTTCCTTGCCCGCATCACGAGCGCCACCCCCGTTTCGGGGAAGACAGCCGTATACGGCGGAGACCCGTCCGCTCGCCCCGTCGCATGGACATACGAATGGGAAGAGGTCAGCGTCAACACGGGCGGCACCTACGAGACGGCAAAGGATTACCGACGCACCAGCACGCTCGCAGGCACGAAGGGCAAGGCGTTCAACGGCTGCGAGGGCGTGCAGATGATCGGTGCTACCACCACGCTCGGGCCCGGCATCACGACCGCAAACATTCCGAACGGCTTCACCTTCAAGGAGATCGCAAACAACACGGTTGTGCTCATGTACGCGCTCTCGCGCGACAATGGTGAGCCGCTGTTCTTCTTCTCTGTCCCCAACGCCGTGACAGGAACATGCTCGTGAGCCCCACCCCTATTGGCCCGAGGCACCAGACGCACCCGCAGCTCGCGACGGCTATCAGCGTCATGCAGCTCTTTGTTCTGGTGGTTGGCGTCGCCGGCGTGTTCATCACGCTAGGCCGCAAGGACGCCATTCTTGACCGACAGGATCGCGACCTCAGCGAGTTGCGCAGCATCGTGGGCGACCTGGTGAAGTCGCAGGTGCTTGGCGCCGCGAACGACCAGAAGCACGGAGAGGCGCTTCAGCAGGTCGCGAACCGGCTAGACCGCTTGGAGGGTCGGCGGTGATCCGGGCGCTGCTGTTCCTGCTCCTCGTCGCCCTGGCGGCATGCAGCCCCAGCCGGCAGATCGCTGTCTCGGCGACCGACGCGCAGGAGCGGGCAGGCACCATCGCCCGCCTCGCGACCCACATCGGCAGCGTGTCCACGCAGCCCGACGTGGTGGCCGACGCCGCGACCATTGTGCTTGAGGCCCAGAAGATTGAGCGGGCCGCTGCTTCGATCCACGAGGCGCTGCCCGGCGTCGAAGATCAAACGCCTTGGTGGGCGACTTTGATGGGCTGGGGTTTTGCTGCGGTGATCGTGGTGGCCGTGGTGGTGCTGTTGTGGCAAACGGGCATCGGGCAGGCCGTGAGGGCCGCCGTGGGGCTGATCCCGCGCGCAAAGCGCACCGAGGCTGCGCTGGCCGCCGCCACCATCGACCCTGCAAAAAGTGAGAACGTCCGCGAGTGGATCAGCGCCAAGCGCGCCGCCGACCCGCTCTTCGATGTCGCATTCCGCGCGCAGCAGGAGAAGCGCACATGATCATCCTTGCCACCATCGAGAGCCTCGTCGGTTCGACCTGGGCAGCCATCGCCACGCTCGCCATCGGCTACATCGCTGGCCACCTCGTGAGCGTTACCCGCATCGCTTCCTGGATTCCGGGCAAGAAGGACTGACGCATGAGCATGATGCAGGCGGGCTGCTGCTGCGGTTCGTGCTCTTGCGAGTGCCTTCCATCTACCGTGAGTTTTTCAGCAAGTGCAATTAGTTTCTATATCTCCTGCTGCACATGCGAAGGACTAAGCAATACTGGCGCGCTTTATTTGACCATCCCCGCGATGTCTGGAGTTACAGCGTATGGATGCTGCGATATATCCGCCCCCGGTTCCGAGTTTGCTTTCTACGCGTCTAACCCTGTTTTTCTTGGCACCTACAACTTGATGATAAACGGAGAAATTTTTTGCCAAAATGCACAGTCAGTCAGCATCTACGCGCAGGTTGGGATTGGCACCTACCAATGTTCCAGCAACTTCTGGAACGCTTCTGTCTATGTATGGGGTTACTACGGCAATGGTTTGTGTAGTTCGGTTTTGATTCCGCTTGATAGGTCTATTGACCCGTGCGACATTACGGGATGGACTGATTGCCTACTAGGGTGTTTTGGTCCTGGCGGAATCGCAGTAACCAATAACCGCACTGGAAACTTCTGTTCTCCAACAGGGACATATACCTTCACCCCGTTGACAGATGCCGTAAATAACTGCGGAACAACTGCTGCGTCGGTTGATTGGACTTTGAGCGTCACGTGATCGAGTGCGACCACTGGAGCCAGTGCAACGTGACAAGCGGCGGCTGCTGCGCCGCGGGCCACTACGGCGGCCGGCCGAGCCTCGGCGTCTGTGGGCAGTGCCCGCACCGCGTGGTGCAAGGCGAGCAGCCCATCGGCACCAGCATCACCTACGGCTTCATGGATCGCGCGAAGGCGTACCTGGCTGCCGAGGCGCGTCACGCCGCGCAAGGCCCGGCGAGCGCCGAAGTGGTGGCCGAGCGCACCGTCATCTGCCGAGGCTGCGACGGCCGCGCCGACGAGATGGAAGGCAAGGCAGACCCTGGCGGCATCGGCTTCTGCACCAAGTGCGGATGCACCAGCAAGCGCGCAGCGCTGTCTGTAAAGCTCACGCTGGCCGGCGCCACCTGCCCGCTCGCAAAGTGGCAGCCAGTGACGGGCGAAGGCGGCAGCGTCGCCACTGCGATCGAGGCGATCGGTGGCGTGGCCGGAACCGTCGCGGACCAGGTGAAGCGGCTGCTGGGCTAGTTGGTGTTCGTATCGACGAAACGAAACTTGACCGATAGCGGCTTCGATTCAAGACCGCGAATTTGAACGGCGTGCGTTCCATCCAGAGTGTTGAAGTCATCGGAGAACTTCAACGACATTTCGGACGGGCTATCGGACAGCAACTTCAGGGTCATCACCTTTTCGCTGTCGTTCCATTGCTGAATTACATAGGCGGAACCTGCGTTTTTAGTGCCATCTTTGCGAATCACGCGATAGTTGTTCCCGTCAAAGATCGCAAAGTCGCCGCCCGTTGTTTCAACCCATCGACCGATCAAAGCACTTTGGAGCGTTGAAGTATCTCGGCTTTTGGATTTGAGCGAGATGGCCGCGCCGATCCCAACCGCCAGCAAAAGCACGACAACCACTAGCAAGTTCAGGTCTGCCACGCGGCCCTTGGAGGCAACTTTGCGCTGTTCTGTGAGTGCTTTCATTGGCGGATTCTGGGCTAGCGACGACCTGCAGCCTGCATCACTGCGACGCACTGAGAAAGAATCAGCACGCCCAAGCCGGCGCACAGCACGGCCACGATCACGTTCGTGAGCGAGAACCGCGACTTCTTCTTCTCCAGGCTCTTGCGATACTCGACCTCGGCCTTGATGCGGCGCTTTTCTGCTTCGCTCAGGCCTCCGTCTTCCTGCACTGTTGCCATGTGGGGCTCCTCCAGAAGCGCGCACGATAGTGCTTGCAGCGTGTAGCGACAAACCTATCGGTTTGGATTTGCATGAGGATGTGAATATGCTGTCGTATCCCTAGAACCAGTTACGGCACGCGCTAGGTTTCCCGAAATGCGCGTCCGTGTGACTTTTGAGTTCGACTTGGGTGATACCGTAAAGGCGGAGTCATGCTTGGAGATACCCCGTGCCATTACCCTCCCGCACCGCCCC